CCCTTGAGATTGTCTATTTCTTTTTCGATCTCTTCTTTTTTCTTTTCGAAGTTTCCAGCGTCGGTTGTCATTTTCAAAATAACACCATCGCGCTTGTCAAGTGCCGTTTGAACCACAGTTGCGGCGGTCTCATCAGCAATCTCGACACTCATTCCGTCGATTTTGATCTTCATTTTTACCTCTTTAGGTTTATTTTCCGCGTCGATAGTTCGACACGATCCGCCACACCTGCCCCGATCAACCAAGGCTATGTGATTTCCACTTATATTACGTTGTACATACTCATAATTAACACCGTCATGCACTCCTGGGGCGTAATAGTCTTCACAACGATATCCCACGCTTATTTCTCTACGTCCTGAACGCCATTGATTAATAGCCTCAAAATCTGTGATAGTAAGCGTAGTCGTTAGATGTTCACCCTCTTGTGCGGCAATGCCACCAAAACCAGAGGCAAACTTTTTCCATGTAGATGAATCGATACGGCCCTCTGGAGGGTGGTCGTTTGTAACCGTCAAATTGCTCATTGTGCGCATTGATTCAGGACAAAAGACCTCTTCCGGGAATCGCATTACATTTACTACTTTTTCAGGGTTCCCACCGTCTTTGACCTGGGATTCTAAATATTGTTGGATACCTACACGCGCTATCTTGGCATCTACAACAATATATCCCTCGTCGGTTTCTCTAAACTTTGAAGCAGCGTCTATTTTTATAGTATCGTATTTCATATTTTTAAATTACCGGATCAGCGGTGCATCTGCACAAAATTGCATCTCCTGCATGCCCATCAGCAGGGGGCTGTCTAAATGGTTTACCGTTAGGAGCCATAGGTGGGTTTTTGGTGTTCTCCCACAAAAAGTACTGCCCTTCACGTTTCCAGTGATCAAATTTTGATTTAGGATACAAGCCACTAGGGTTACCCCTAACGCGTTTATCCTGAGAATTACGCCATTGATAGCCGACAATGCCCGCTTGTTGCTGGCGTTCTTTGTTCAAGTTGCTCACCAGTTTTGCGGTTTGATCTCTTGCAATCAGCTTTGCCTTTTTCTTTGTGGATCCGTTTAATTTCTTTATATCAGCAATAAGACTACCACCTGTGCGACCCTTTGTAACGTTTTCGTGTATCAGCTGTTCAATTTTACTAAAATACTGTTCTGGAATAGATTTAATCAATGATACGTTTTTAACAACAGAAGATTCAAGCGCCGTTGCAATTTTAGGAGTCAATGTCGTTGGTAAATCAATTCCCATTCCACGGCTTATTAGATTATTAAACCGCTTGCTTTGCATAACATTAACGCCCATGGCATGCCTGTTTGCTATCATAGTACCAAGACTCTCTAAATCTCCGAAACGAGCGCGTGTATTGCGTAGAATGTTGGTTAAATCTGTTAGTTCACCGTCTGTTTTAAATTCAGACTCACGAGATTTTATAGCGGGTAATAGCTCACCTGAGATAGCTGTTTCAATCATACCTACAATATTAAACAACTCACGACGGTAGCGCACTTCTTCGCTAGTGCGTGAACCTTTGACGCCACGAACAGCTCGTTTTCTTGGCTCTCTAGTCAAAAGTTCCCTCATCAATTTCTGGCTCTTCTGATAACTCAGACAATGTTTCTTCTGTGAGGTTTTTACTTAATCCCATTTCCATTGCGTCTTTGAGTAAGACTTCTTCTGGGACACCGATTTCCCATAACTTTTTAAGCTTATCAAGATGCTTATCGTCTATTTCTGATTCTTCTTTCATTGTAGGCTGGCTTAAATTATTAAACTCGAAAGAATAATCATCGGGCATGACACCGATTGAAGACCGTACCATAATATCGTCAAGTACTTCAAGTCGTGGCCTTAGCATGTTTTCTTGCCCGCGGCGTATATCATCGTAGTAATTACGCATATCGCTCTCGCCTGTTGCATTAAATCCGACAGGTGCCTGGCCGAAAAACTTTGTTGCAGGTATTCCAGAAGATCCGGCTACCATGCTTAACAGTTTATCCAGTACGTTATCGAGCCCGCTAAACGTGGCAGCAGTGCTTTCGAAGGATTCACCATCGTCAAGTATGAGCATATTCAGCATTGATCGCTGGGCTTGCATTAAAGCGAAACGTTGGGTTATTTTTTCTTCGTCTTCTGTGCCTATGAAATCCCACAATTGAGGCGTTTTTAATACATCCTGCGAGGCTTTTAGTGTTAGATTGCTGGCTCCGGCGAGTGCTTGCATTGCGTCCCGAATAGTTTCATACATGGGCTGCAACACAGATATTCCAAAATATCCGTACAATGATATTGTTTCGTAGGTCGGTTCCAGTCCAATAAATTTTATAATCCGTGAATGATGCACGTCAGTACCAAAAATACTGTAATACATTGGATCAAGATAGTTTTCTGAAAATGGGTTCCATGTATTTGTGCCTTGTGTACCGACCCTGTGCCTATCCAGGACTTGCACAAACTCAAGATCGCCTTGTTTTACAGCGTTTACATCAAGAGGCTCACGAAGGTCTTTTCCGTCACGGACACCGAGCAATAAAAGAGATCCACCGAATAACCTAGCCCATTTAATGGCGGTTAATACGCGTGTTTTAATGTGTAATTGTTTTTCGGTATCTAGAATGGTCTTAATTATGGCGGGGTCAGCATCTGGAATAAGAATTTCCCTCCAGTGCTTTGTCATGTCTTCTGCGGGAATATCCACAACTTTTCTACCGATCCAAGTTGTGTTATAGAGAGAATTGGCTTGATATTGGTCTATTTGCGGACCATATGCAAAGGTCCCAGCCGTTCGAGAATCACCCGCGCCGCCGATTCCGGTCATGGCATTAATCATTGAGGAAGCGAATTGACTATCGATTTTATCTTTCTTCATGGTTTATTGTGTAGCATACCTAGTCCATCATGTCAAGTACACTTTTGGCGCGCCCTAGCCATTTGTCTATTGCGTCAAGAGTTGGGTCAACCTGATCATCGTTTGCATGAGTAAACATTTTATTGAATGCGCTCATCTCGTCTTCATACGTTGGGAGCCATGATGCAGATTCCGGCAACCACACATTGCCTGATTCAATCCATGGCGCTGCATCGTTTGCACGTACCAGTTTATCTGTACTCCTTTGCACCGCTATAACGGGTATTCGGTCCTTCCTTTTCAGATCTTGTATTAGTCCGGTACCGCTTGCTTTGTCTTCAATAAACATTCCTCGACATGTGGGCAGCTTGTTATATTGTTTTTTCCACATGTTCCAGATTAAACGGGCCTCTCTTCTCAGGTCAGGTGCCTCCCATTTGCCCCTATGTACATGCAACAAGTAAATATCTTTGCGGCCAATGCCCCACACCTCAAAAACTGAGAAATCGTGTTGCTCTCCGGTTTTCATTCCGGTGTCTGCGTGTATTGCGGTAGCCACTATTTCGTTGTCTTTTGCTCCAGGAGTGTATAAATCACTAAATTTATCATATCTGGGAAACCATTTTATCTTGAATATGTCCCCGCCTTTTACCGTTGGCCGTTGCTGATACAATGCACCCCATACACCACGCGCCTCTGCTGCTCTTTTTATAATATTTAATCGGTCAAGGTTCCATCTTTCAGGGTGTAATGGATCGCCAGCTTTTCGCAGGAAAATACATTCACAATCATCTCTTGGCACTGTTCCATATTCATTATAACCTTCAAATCGATATTGATACTCGTCTGTTTCAGCTATTGCCGGGAATATTAAGATACGCCATTTATCACCACCATTTTTTTCTTGTTCGAGTAGCCACCCTGCGAGGTCTTTTACATTCCAACGGGTGAGAAACAGTAGTACCCCAGAAACAGGTGATAATCTTGTGTAAAAGTCTCCACTATACCAATCCCGCTGTGTCTCCTGAACTCTTGCGGATGCTGCGTCCCTCATTCCTCGAACGGGATCATCTATCAACCCGATATCACAACCAAATCCTGAGATAGGGCCGTCGACACCAGAAGCCCGGTAACTTCCATCTTTCCCAACTATCTCAAAAACTTCGTTTGTTCGCCCACCAGTGCCTTTTTTTGGTATTTTTACTTTGGGGAATATCTCTTGGTATATGGGGCTGTCCATTAATTTCTGGACAAATTTATTATTTCTCTGTGCCAGGGTGGCCCCATATGATGCGCCAATTTGCTCAAAATCAGGGTCTTGGCCGAAAACCCACGCGGAAAACGCGTGGACTGTTGTTGATTTTCCATGTCTCGGAGGGGCAAATAGCATGAGCCGGGGTTGTTCTTTGCGCTTTAACTCATCGTAAAAGTTTTGGAACTCTTCGCAAAGGACCCGCTGAAACCACCCTTTTTCAAACTTTGGATATGCCAGCTCATAAAACGTGTAAAAGTCTGTCCTGGCTTTTCGAACTCTTAACTCTTTGACATATGCGAGTATGAGCTCGTTATTATCCACGGCTACAGAACGACTCCAAGCTCTTTTAGTTTGTCGTTTAGTTCTTCCGTGGTAAGTTCTTTGTGGTGTTCT